AAGAAAAACAGCAACGAAAGTAACTGCATTTGACAAGGAAACTTACGGTACGCTTCTTTCAACTCTTGCAACTAATCCTAACGGAGGCACAAGAACAGTTTCCGAAGTAATTTTAATTGTCAATCCCGTTGACTATTTCACAAAGGTTATGCCCGCTACAACAGTTCTTGCCCCTGACGGTACATACAGAAATGACGTGTTCCCATTCCCCACAAAGGTTATTCAGTCGGTAGGCGTTCCTGCAAATCATGCGGTTATCGGACTTGCAAAACGCTATTTTATGGGTATAGGTACTGCTAAGGGCGGCAAATTGGAGTATGACGATTCTTACAAGTATCTTGAAGATTTGAGAACATACAAAATCAAGCTTTACGGTACAGGCAAGCCGCTTGATACAAATGCGTTTATTTATCTTGACATTTCAGGCGTTAAGGACGTTCTGCCAACATTTAAAGTGGTCAATGAAACAACTACAACTGGGGCAGACGGTTCAAGCAGCGGCGATACAACAGGCTAAGGAGAAATTTAAATGTCTCTCCTTGAAGAATTGAAAAATTATCTTGACATTACATGGGAGGACGAGGGCACGGACAAAAAGCTTGACGGAATCCTAAACCGTGCCCAAAATATTCTTTCCGAGTATGCAGGAGAAGCATTGAGTTTTGACAGTGATCAGGAAACGGAAAAGCAACTACTTTTTGACTGCTGCCGATACATTTATAACAATTCCCTTGAAGATTTCAAAGTGAATTTTGGTGCGGAGCTGATAACGCTCCGTGCTAAATTTTCTGTAAAGGCGGTGAGAGAAGATGCCGAAGTTCCAAAAGTTTAATGACGGAATTGCGGAAATTTATTCTGTTGAAAATATAGCCGAAAAGGGTGACCGTCCTAAAGAGGGATTAAAAATTAAAAAGCGGTTAAGATTCTCATACCAGACTATAGGCGTTAAGCGTAATTATGAAGCCAAGCAAGCGCAGGTCAAATTGACAGAACTTATATTTGTACCTTTGCACCGTGATATATCATCACAGGACGTGGCGATATTATTCGGCAAACAGTACCGAATTGAACAGGCGCAGCATGACAAGGAAACCTTACCGCCGATCACTAAATTATCATTAATCAGACTGGAGGCGGATTATGACATTAAAACAGTTTAGAGATTTACTGCTGACTGTTACCGATCGTGTAGGTCATGGTGAACATTTCAAAGACGGCGGAAATTATATAGTCTGGCACGAAGTCGGAAAAATCGGAACTAATGCTGACAATGCAGAAGCTGAAAGCGGATTTCGTATAGCAGTAGACTATTTTACAAAGAAAGAATACGATACAATTCCGGATAAGATATCAGCATTGTTTGACAGGGACGATATAGCCGCTGACAGTCCGGTTATTGATTTTGAACCGGATACAGGCTATACACATTATGCTTGGACTTGTGAGGTGATATAATGGCAAGTTTTAAAACTTCCGGTGATGTGTTAGACGATATCGCTAAAGAATTAAGCCAATTGGGAGAAGATGTTGACGGTGAGCTAGGGCAGGAAATGTTAGACGAGGGTGCAAAAATAATTACTAGCGAATGGAAACGCTCTATTAATAAGCATAATCACATGGATACTCATTCAATGGTAAAAAGTGTTGGTGTTGCCAAAGGAACAAAGGCTAAAAAATTCCGAGATATATATCCGCAGGGAAAAGATAAAAAGGGCGTAAGAAATGCAGAAAAAGCATTTATTGCCCATTACGGAAAATCCGGTCAGTTGGGAACTCATTTTATTGACGAAGCAGAAACCAATGCAAAAGCAGAAGTTGCAGTGGCTATGCAAGATAAATTAGATAAGTATATAGAAAAGAAAGGTATGTGATATTATGGCAAAGATAGGATTGAAATGTCCGGTAGCGGCGCAGATTACGGGTTATGATTCTGCAACAGGTGCGCCGACTTACGGAAACGGTTTTATTATTGGTAAAGCTGTAACAGCGGAAAAAACAATTGAAAGCAACAGTAATCCGTTGTACGGTGATGATGCGATAGCCGAAAATGATTCAAGCTTTGCAAGCGGTACTATAAAGCTTGGTGTTACCGATTTCGGAAATGATTATGCAGACGGATTACAGGTACAAGCTAAAATGCTCGGTAATATTGTATCTTCCGTTACGGGCGGCGGCTATTCAATCAGGCGAGCTTCAGGACAGTCTGCGCCTTATCTGGGTTTTGGATTTTATAAGACAAAGGTGCACAATGGTCAACGAATTTATGAAGCAACATGGCTTTACAAAACACAGTTTAAAACTCCGTCTGATGCGACCAATACAAAAGGGCAGTCAATCGAATGGCAGACACCCGAAATTGAAGGAACTGTAATGGTTGTAGAGGGATTTGACGGAGATACATACGAAGATACAGCGATATTCACAACGGAAGGAGCTGCTAAAAGCTGGCTGTTTGCTAAAGCTAATATAATGCCGAATGGCGACAGATCGCAGTTAAATTCTAAAATCACTGAAATAAGCGAACTTGATCCCGAGGATTATACTTCCACATCGTGGGCGACTCTATATAATAAATTAACAGAAGTACAGGTGGCTACACGAAAATCGTATATGTCACAAACCGAAGTCAATGCGCTTTATGCAGGCTTGCAGACAGCATATGTTGCACTTAAAGAAAGGAGTGCTAGTTAATGAATACTATTAATGTCGGCGGTCATGAAATTGAATTATATTTTAATATCAAAGCAATGAATACTATAGCTGATTTGTGCGGCGGAGACGTAAGCAAACTGGGAGAAAAATTTGCAGAACTAGAAGAATTAGAGGTATGTAATTTACTTTGTAATGTTTTATGTGCACTGGCAAACGGTGCGGTTGCCAAAAAGAACTGTGACATATCCCTTGGACTTAGTGCCGGAGAAAAAATGCAGGAATTTACTCCGGAATTTTTTGAAGTTAATCTTGATTTTTCAAAAGGAGCAGAACTAGTTGATACGCTGTTTACAGTAATAAACGGTGGTTCACAGTATACGATTCCTGACAATGTGCAAACTGTTGAAAAGGATATTGACCTTGAAGAAATGGAAGCCGAAAAAGAAGCAAGCGAGGGAAATTCCTAGGGCGCAGGCGTGAAAATCGCTTGCGCCTATTCTATAAAGGACTGTCAATAGGCTTAAGCTATCAGGAAATTATGATAATGCAGCCCGGGGATATTATTCAGATGTGGCTTTACAAGGTAGGTGAAACAAGCAATGGCAAGAACCATTAAAACAACGTTAGAATTAGGAGGAGAATCTGCATATAAAAAGGGATTACAGTCTATTGACCGAGCGTTAAAGGCTATGTCCTCTGAATTGAAAGAAGCTACCGCTAAATTTTCGGAGAATTCTGCGTCTTTAAAAAACGTTTCTGGTGTAAGTAATGCATATCAAAATCAGGTTGAACAGCAGAAAATCAAAGTTGATTCACTTAAAGGTGCAGTTGAACGCAGTACGAAATCCTATAATGACGCTCTGGCAAAGTATGAACAAATGGCTAAAGAGCACGGGGAAAATTCTAAAAAAGCCTTAACCGCTGCTGACTCTTTAATGAGAGCTGAAGAGTCAATGGACAAATTCAAGACTCAACTTTCATCAGCCGAAAAGTATCTTGATTCTTCCAAAAAGGCGATGGAAGAATTTACAAAGCAGAATAAAAATGTTTTGGCTCTTGCACAGACAACTGACAAACTCAAGTCTAAAATAGCGGAATTTGCCGATAAATCAGATAACGTAAAAAAGATATCAGCTGCATTTAAGGACGTACAGGACGCCGCTAAGAAAATTTCTGACAAGCTTACTCCTGTTAAAAATGTACTTGAAAAAGTAAAAACCGGCACAAATTCGGTCAAAGGAGCTTTCGAGCTTGCTGCTAAAAAAGCCGCCGCAATCAAGGAAAAGCTACAGCCGGCTATTAACGTCTGCAAGAACGTTGCTAAAGCCGCCGCTAAAATTACTTTTAAAACAGCTGAAACCGGAGCTAAGGCGGTTACAACATCTGTTAAAGCAGCGGCGAAAGCTTTGACCGCTTATACAACAGCCGCAACAGGTCTGGCTACTGCAACATTCGCTTCAATTGAAAGTACCAGAGAGTACAGAAACGACCTTGCCAAACTGGAACAGGGGGCGAAAACTTCCGGTAATAGTTTCAGCGAGATGAAAAAAGAACTTGTAAATCTTACAGCACTTACCGGAGAATCAGATTCAAGTATTGAAGCACTTTCAAATTTAATGTCGGCAGGATTCAGCGATACTCAAATAAAATCAGCTGTTGAATCTTTAAGCGGTGCGGTGATAAAATTTCCTGATACATTGAAAATAGAATCACTTGCAGACAGCTTGCAGGAAACTATAGCAACAGGTGCAGGAACAGGACAATTTGCAGAACTTATTGAAAGAAGCGGCGCAAGCCTTGACGATTTTAACAACGGGCTTGCAAATTGTTCAGGTGAAGCAGAAAGACAGCAATATGCTTTACAGTGGCTTGCAGAAAGCGGACTTGCGCAGGTAAATGCCGAATACGAAAAATCCCACAAAGCATTGTTGGATTATGAAAAAGCTGAACAAGCGGTAAACGAAGCGAATTCGAAAATTGCACAATCTGCAATGCCGATAGCGGCTTCTTTTAAAAAAGGGTATGCGGGAGTGCTGGCGGCATTTGCAGATGTATTGACAGGAGTTGATAAAACAGGGGCGGAGTTTAATGCTAAGATTTCAGTTTTTTTAAGTAATATAGCCGGTATGGCGGTGCAGTATCTTCCGGTTCTGCTTACAGCTGTCAATACTATTATACAATCAGTTGTGACAAATCTTCCAATGCTTCTTGAAACAATATTGCCGCCTCTTATTACCGGATTTAATTCCTTGATAACCGGACTTGTTGAAATGTTACCGGAAATCCTTCCGATACTCCTTGACGGTTTTGTAATGCTGTTCAGTAGCCTTATAGATTCCGTAAACTTGGTAATAGAACAGTTAATACCCATGCTCCCTGAAATCATAACTCAAATATCTACTGCATTAATAGAAAATCTTCCGGTATTACTGGACGGAGCTTTGCAATTGTTCTTAGGACTTATTCAGTCTTTGAATCAGGTCATTGAGCAGTTAATGCCCATGCTCCCTGAATTAATCACTAATTTATGTGATACGTTGATTGAACACATTGATGAAATTATTAATACGGGATTTGATTTGCTTGTAGGATTAATTGACGGCATTACGGAATGTATTCCCACGCTTCTTGAAAAGCTGCCGGAAATTATAGATAAGCTTGTAAATACTCTTACCAATTCCGAAAATCTTCAAAAGCTTATACAGTCAGGCATTGATTTAATTACTGCCCTTGCTGAAGGTTTGCCGAAAGCTTGTTTTAAAATTGTTGCAGCAATACCGGAAATTGTATCGGCTATATGGGATACTCTGAAAGAAACAGATTGGAAACAGCTAGGCATCGACCTTGTAAGGGGTATCGCCGACGGGCTTGTCGATGGTGTAGACTTTATCTGGGATAAAATATGCGAAATGGGAAACAAGATAATGGATAAAGTAAAAAGCTTTTTCGGAATAAAATCCCCGTCAAGACTATTTAAAAAAGAAGTCGGAACATATTTAGCACAAGGTATAGGAGTAGGCTTTGTTGATGAAATGGACAAAGTCACTAAGGATATGCAGAATGCTTTGCCTACAAGCTTTGATACTATGGTCAATGCCGATATCTCATCATTTTCAAACACCAAAAATCACAATACATCTTCCGAAAAATCAAACAGCGGTATAACGGTAATCATAGATAAAGTAGAAATACATAATGATGATGACATTGAAGATACTGCGTATAAGCTTGCATTGAAAGTTAAACAAGCTGAAATGGCATTAGGAGTGTGAAAAAAATGGGATACTTTATTTTTAACGGCAAAGACAGTCGGGAATTCGGTATACTGGAAAGCGTACCTATTCCCCAAAAGGCTGAAAGAACATTGCAGACAGTTGAAATACCGGAGCGAATGTACCCACTGAATAAAGTCAAGGACGAATTTAAAAATGTTCAATTGTCGTTTGTTTTAGGTATCACCGACCATTCAAAAATCAATGATATCAACAAATGGCTAAACGGCAGCGGCAAGCTGATTTTAAGCAGTGATACATCAAAGGCATTATAATACTTTGATGATTGTAACATTAAAATTGTCCCTTATAATTTCACCGCCCCAGACATTGATAAAACAATTATCAGCACCTAATAACGCTTTAGTGGGGGACATATCCTCATAATATGCAGAATGCATAAACGGCATATTTTCGTATGATGTATCGCCCTTGAGGTCACTGAAAAATTTAAAACGGTCAGTCAGCTTGCCGGTTGTAAATGAACCACGTTTATCGTATGTATGGGACATTATCCAGTTCAACGCATCGGGATCGTTCAAAATACCCGATTGGGTAGAACGAATAAAATAGAAATTCAGGTCATAGAAAATATGCATTGCGTCAACGGTACGCTGCTTTGTTCCGTCTGACAACAAACAGCGTGGTATGTCGAATGCGTTTAATATAAGTTATGGTGTTGACATGACCGAAATTGAAGAAGATGTTGACCTGTCTGATTATTGCGGTGATTTATATTGGGTAGGAAAATATACATACGATCCGCTGAAAAACGGAGAAGAAGTCACGGCACAATATAACGGTATCGTTAGTTTTCATCGTTTTAATTTACCGCCGCTGCCTGTTGCACCTATGAAATCTTATCAGATTTCTCTCACGGAAACGCAAGTAAGGCAGGAACTGGGAAACAAGTTTACTATTGATGACGTCAAATCTCTTTTCAATAAGAAGGTACAGGACTATATGCTGTTAGAATGTTCACCTGTTGTCAATTATCGTGTCACATTTGCGAATTTAGTTGATTTTGATTTGTATAAAGGATTTATTAATTTACAGCGTTGTGAACTGGGTGATATAGGAACTATCTATAATGAAGAACTGGGTATCAATACCATTCAGCAGATAGTTAAGAAAACCGTTGACGGAATCACAGGTAAAGTTGTAAGCATAGAATTAGGTTCATTACGAAAAACAATAACCAGTAAAGGACGAATTAACGGCGGTTATGATTCAGTACGTACAGAATTGATAAAGAATGAAATTACAGCCAATAACACATGGTACGGCTTGGGAGATGCAGGCTATACAATGGATCAGTTGAATGCTACATGGGACGAACTGGCAGGAAATAATATTATTCATACGGAGGTGGAATAATGGCAGACGGATTAATAAAAATACAGGGCAGTACAAATGTGGGAAAGTGTGTTGATACAATAAATGATAACTTTGAGTATCTGGACGGGAAAACGCCTGCCGATGAAGATATTCTGGAACAGGCAAAGGCGTATACTAATTTCAGAGCGGACGCTATTTCATCGTCCACTAACGAAGCCTTGCAGGCCAGAGTAATGAAAGAAACCGGAAAAGGATTGTCAACCAATGATTATACAAATGCAGAAAAAGCTAAGCTAGAGGGAATCGAGGCAGGAGCTAATAAAACAATAGTTGATTCTGCATGGGATATCAACAGTGCAAATCCGGTACAGAATAAAATGATTATAGCCGCTTTACAATCACAATCAGATGCGTTGAATTCATCATGTAATGCGCTAAATGCTTCTATCCAATCTTTGAATAAAAAAAGCACAGATTTAGATCGTGCGAAGGTAGATAAAGTAGAAGGGAAAGGCTTATCCAGTAATGATTATACTGACGAAGAAAAAGACAAGCTTGCAGGAATAGCCGAGAATGCAAATAATTATGTACACCCTGAATTTCCCACGTTTAGCTCCGGAGTCTATAAAATACGAGTTTATAACGGTCATGTATCAGGAGCGGTAAAAGCAGAAAAAGCTGATATTCTGGCTTTGGGGTTTGAAGATCCTGCTGCAGCATATTTGCCGTTGACCGGAGGAACGATAAGCAATTCAAATTACGGAGAAAGCTTGAAGGTAAACAGAGGACCAACGTCAAGCTCGGCGGCATTGTCAGTAATTGATTATTTAATTAACGGAAACCGAGTCGGTGTGATGGGGTTTGATTCAGATTTCAAGCTTCACATACGAGACAGTAATAATACTGAAATGGCTGAAATAGATAAAGACGGTACTGTCAGCGCAAAATATTTTAAGCAGTCTCAGTCTGGAACACTTCTTGCTGAAAACTCAACAAGTGAAAACAGTCTGACGGTAACCAATGCTGAGATAGCAAAATATTCACTGCTGTATATGGCTGCAAGCTGGACTCAGCAAGAGACGGTCAATTTCTGCGATGTGATTCCGATTTCCGCTATTGCGGCAGGAGCGGTATTTACAAAGCAGGTTTATACGGGCACAAGGATTTATACTTATACAGTCACCTGTACAAGCACAGGAGTATTTACATTAACGCAAAGCAACTCCACAGGTACAGCAGGTACGTTGAGATTAAAATTGTATGTTATTTAGGAGGTGTAATTTATGAATAGTGATGTATTAGTTTCATTAATAACGTTA